GCTTATACTCTCTTTTTATCCCAATGGAATGGAACTACGAAGGATTTATTGACGAGTATGGAATTCCAGTCTTTACTACTCCTGACGTCGACAGACTTACACCAGACGGTGAATTAATAGATGTAGGCGTAATAGATAACTGGCAAAACGAAGTAGATGGTTTAAAAGACGATCAAGATGCTTTAAATGAATTTTACCGTCAGTTTCCTAGAACTACAGAGCACGCGTTTAGAGATGAAACAAAAAACAGTATATTTAACTTAGTTAAAATATACCAACAAATAGATTACAATGAAGAGATGACAAACACTCTTGGTATTACTACGGGTAATTTTCAATGGGTTAACGGTGTTAAAGATTCACAAGTAATATTTTATCCAGACCCAAAAGGTAGATTTAAAGTTAGTTGGGTTCCACCTCAACAACTTCAAAACAAAGTTGTACTTAAAAATGGTATTAAATATCCTGGTAACGAACACATGGGTGCTTTTGGTTGTGATAGTTACGATATATCAGGTACGGTAGATGGGGTTGGGTCGAAAGGAGCTTTGCACGGGTTAACTAGATTTAGTATGGAGGATGCCCCAGCAAACAGTTTCTTTTTAGAATACTTGTCAAGACCACCAACGGCCGAGATGTTCTTCGAGGACGTTCTAATGGCTTTAGTATTTTATGGGATGCCTATACTCGCAGAGAACAATAAACCTCGTCTCCTGTATTATCTGAGACGTAGAGGATATAGAGGATTTAGTATGAATAGGCCGGACAAGATATGGAACAAATTATCTGTTGCAGAAAAAGAAGTAGGTGGAATACCTAACTCTTCAGAAGACATCAAACAAGCTCACGCCGCAGCAATTGAGATGTATATACAAGATCACGTTGGAATGAAGCAAGATGGAACGTTCGGTGATTTGTATTTCAATGAACTACTAAACGATTGGGCAAAGTTTGACATAAACAAAAGAACAAAGCATGATGCATCAATAAGTTCTGGTTTAGCTATTATGGCTAACAATAGACATTTATATAGGCCAAATGCAGAGGTTAAAAAACCTCAACTAAATATAAACATTTCTAAGTATAGTAATACTGGAAGTAATTCACAAATAATCAAATAATAAATATGGCAGAGTCTGGCATTAAAAGTTATTTCCCGAGTCAAACAGTAGGTGATGCTGAAAAGTTAAGCTACGAATATGGTTTAAAGGTAGCTAAAGCTATAGAGCAAGAGTGGTTTAACAACGATAGAAACACCAATAGATACACGGCTAATCACAATAATTTTCACAAATTAAGATTATACGCTAGAGGTGAACAATCTATTAAAAAATATAAAGATGAATTATCTATTAACGGTGATTTATCTTATCTTAATTTAGACTGGAAACCAGTACCAATTATACCTAAGTTTGTAGATATAGTTGTGAATGGTATTGCAGAAAGAACTTACGATATAAAAGCTTATTCTCAAGACCCTTTTGGTGTGTCAAAAAGAACAGAGTACATGGAGTCAATACTTGCCGACATGAGGTCTAAAGAAATGAATGAGTTCGTAATGGGTGCTTTTGAAATTAATCTTTATGAAAACGATAAAGATTCTTTACCAGAAACAGAGGAAGAGTTAGAGTTACACATGCAAATGACATATAAGCAGTCTGTTGAAATAGCTGAAGAACAAGCCTTAAACGTTTTGATGGATGGTAACAATTACGAGTTGATTAAAAAAAGGTTTTATTACGATCTTGCTGTCTTAGGTATAGGCGCTACAAAAACAAGTTTCAACACGTCTGAAGGTGTAACTATTGATTATGTTAACCCAGCAGATTTAGTATACTCACACACTGACTCTCCTTACTTTGAAGACATATATTATGTTGGTGAGGTAAAAACAATTCCAGTTAACGAACTAGCAAAACAATTCCCGCACTTAACAGAGTCTGATCTTAAAGAGATAATGGAAAACAAATCTAACAATAGATCAAATTACAACTCTAGAAACTCAACAGAAAAACAAGATAACAATAGTATTCAAATCTTATACTTTAACTACAAGACTTACATGAACGAGGTGTATAAGATGAAACAAACTGGTTCTGGTGCGGATAAAATTATAGCTAAGGATGATTCGTTTAATCCACCAGAAGATATGGAAGGTGGGTACGCTAAAATGTTAAGATCTATAGAGTGTCTTTATGAAGGTGCTATTGTGCTAGGTACAGAAAGACTACTTAAGTGGGAAATGGCTAGAAATATGATGCGCCCTAAAAGTGATTTTACTAAGGTTAAAATGAACTATAGTATTGTAGCGCCTAGAATGTACGACGGTAAAATAGAATCTTTAGTTAGTAGAATAACTGGTTTTGCTGATATGATTCAATTGACTCATTTAAAACTACAGCAAGTGTTATCTAGAATGGTGCCTGATGGTGTTTATTTAGATGCTGATGGTTTAGCTGAAATTGATTTAGGTAATGGAACAAACTATAATCCACAAGAAGCGTTAAACATGTTCTTTCAAACAGGATCTGTTATTGGTAGAAGCTTTACAAGTGAGGGTGACATGAATCCAGGCAAAGTGCCTATTCAAGAAATTACATCTGGATCTGGTGGAAACAAAATGCAAGCCCTTATTGGCAATTACAATTACTACTTGCAAATGATAAGAGATGTAACCGGGCTTAACGAAGCTAGAGATGGTAGTACTCCAGATAAAAACGCTTTAGTAGGCGTTCAAAAACTTGCCGCGGCTAACTCAAACACGGCAACTAGACATATTTTACAAGCTGGTTTATTTTTAACAGCACAAACAGCAGAGTGTTTGTCTCTTAGAATATCTGATATTATAGAACATTCACCTACAAAAAACGCTTTTATACAAGCAATAGGAGCTCACAACGTAGCGACGTTAGAAGAAATGTCACAACTACATTTGTATGATTTTGGTATATTTATTGATCTAATGCCAGATGAAGAAGAAAAAGCAATGTTAGAAAACAATATACAAATGGCTTTACAACAAAAAAGTATAGAGTTAGAAGATGCTATTGATTTAAGGGATGTTAAAAACGTAAAGTTAGCTAATCAACTATTAAAGATTAGAAGAAAGAAAAAAGAAGAAAAAGATCAAGCTAGACAAGAGCAAATGATACAAGCTCAAGCTCAAGCGAATGCGCAAGCGCAGCAAGTGGCAGCTCAAGCAGAGGTTCAGAAAAACCAAGCATTAACCCAAAATAACGCTCAATTAGAAACTATAAAAGCCGAACTTAATTCTCAAAAAATGACACAAGAGGTTGAGATGAAAAAAGAGTTGATGGCTTTAGAGTTCCAATACAACATGCAATTAAAAGGCATGGAGGTTGAAGGTGTTAAATCTAGAGAAAAAGAAAAAGAAGATCGTAAAGACGAAAGAACAAAGATACAAGCGTCGCAGCAATCAGAAATGATTGAACAAAGAAACAGTGGAAAACCAGCTAAAAACTTTGAATCCGCAGGTAATGATATACTAGGTGGAGGATTTGATTTAGGTTCGTTTGATCCTAGTTAGAATTATTAATTATTATTATATTATATTATGGAAGAAGAAAATGAAAACGTAGTCGAAGAGATTACACAAGAAAACACTGAGCAGGTTGATAATACTCCTCAGGTAGATGAAAGTAAGTTTAATAGTGCTGGAGATGACAGTGTTATAAAAATAGATTTAAGTAAACCACCAACACCAGTAGAAGAAAATGAAGTTAAAGAAGATAACGCTGACGACAGCGGAGTGGTTGCAGAGCTTGAAAATGCCGAGCCCACACAAGAACAAGAAGAAGTACACGCGGAAGCTCAAACACAAAAAGCTCCAACGCTAGAAGAGGTTACTGAAGAAGAGCAAGAACAAGTTGAAGAAATAGCCACAGAAGCACAAGAGGCTATTCAAGAAAATTTAGAAACAGGTAAACCTTTACCAGAAAACATCCAAAAATTAGTTGATTTTATGGAAGAAACTGGTGGTGATTTAAGTGACTACGTAAAGCTTAATCAAGATTACTCAAAATTAGATGACACTAGTTTATTACACGAGTACTATAAGCAAACAAAACCTCACTTAGACAATGAAGAAATTAGCTTCCTTATGGAAGATACATTCTCTTACGACGAAGATATAGACGACGATAGAGATATACGTAGAAAGAAATTAGCGTTAAAAGAGCAAGTTGCCAACGCTAAAAGCCACTTAGACGGGCAAAAGTCTAAATACTATGAAGAAATTAAAATGGGTTCTAAGCTCACGGGTGAGCAACAGAAAGCAGTTAACTTCTTTAATAGGTACAACAAGGAAACAGAAGAGCTGAACAAATCTGCTGAATCAAATCGAAATAGTTTTATGAAAAAAACCAATGAGGTTTTTAACAACAAATTCAAAGGTTTTGAATATAACGTTGGGGATAAAAACTATAGATTTAATGTTAAAGATGTGGACAAAGTTAAATCTGAACAAAGTGATATTAATCAATTCATGACAAAGTTTGTTAATGAAGATTCCACTTTAAAGGATCCAAACGGGTATCACAAAGCTTTATTTACAGCGGGTAATCCTGATGCTATAGCTAAGCATTTTTACGAGCAAGGCAAGGCAGATGCTATGAAAGATAGTATTGCAAAAGCTAAAAACGTAGACATGAATCCTAGACAGTCTCATAAAACAATAGAGACTGGTGGGTTAAAGTTTAAAGTATTAGGCGATGATTCTTCTGATTTTAAGTTTAAAATTAAAAATAGAAAATAAATTAACAATTAAAACATTTTAAAAAATGGCAATTACAAGCGCAGCAGCTGCGAATTTGACACCTTCACCGGTGAAAAAAGCGATAGCTAGCAATTACATGGACTTCGCTGGAGGTACTAATGGATGGGCAGATCAATATCTACCAGACGTTATGGCTAAAGAGGCAGAAGCTTATGGAAACAGAACGATGGCAGGATTCTTAAGACAAGTTGGTGCTGAAGAAGCAATGCAATCAGATCAAGTTATTTGGTCAGAACAAGGTAGATTACACTTAGCATACAAAGGTCACATAACACATGATGATGACACTGCAAATACAGTTGGTGGTGTTTCAGCTACTAATGCGGGTGGTCAAATCGGTATTGATACTGATATTGATGGTAGAGCAATTTCTACTACTCACGGTATTAGAATTAACGATATTTTATTAATCGCTGATTCTAACACTACAGCTACTGTATTGGTAGTAAGCGATCCTGTTGGAGCAGCATCTTTTGATGTAGTTCTTTATGACGCTGGATCTTCTACAGCAACTTTAGCAAACGCAGGTTTTGCACAAGGTTCTGATGGTGATGCTGATATTACTATATTAGTTATTGGATCTGAATTTGGAAAAGGAGCAACTGGTAGAGTTGGACAAAACGAACCAGATCACAAGACTTATTCTAACAAGCCAATTATCTTAAAAGATAAGTATGCTGTGTCAGGTTCTGATACTGCTTCAATTGGTTGGGTAGAAGTTTCTAGTGAAGATGGTACTGGAGGTTACTTATGGTATGTTAAAGCTGAAGCTGAAACTAGAATGAGATTTAACGATTACTTAGAAATGTCAATGTTGGAAACGGTTCCAACTGATTCTTCTGAGTCTCTTGTTGATTCTTACTTTGGGTTTACAGGTGGTGCTGATGGTACTACTGGTCACCAAGGTTTATTTAACGCTATTGAAACTAGAGGTAACCAAACTTCTGGTGTTACTGGTGTTAACGCTGCTACTGATTTAGCTGAGTTTGATGCTATCTTAGCAGAACTTGACAAAAACGGTGGTATTGAGGAAAACATGATGTTCGTGAATAGAGCAACTGCTCTAGCAATGGATGATATGTTAGCTTCTATGAATTCTTACGGAGCTGGTGGTACTTCTTACGGGGTATTTGACAACTCTGAAGATATGGCTTTAAATTTAGGTTTCTCTGGTTTCAGAAGAGGTTCTTATGACTTCTACAAGTCTGACTGGAAATACTTAAACCAATTAGATGGTAGAGGTGGTATTAACGCTGCTAACACTGTTGGAGCAATTCGTGGGGTTATGGTACCAGCTGGTACATCTTCAGTTTATGACCAAATGTTAGGTAGAAACTTAACGCGTCCATTCTTACATGTTAGATATAGAGCTTCTGAAACAGATAACCGTTACATGAAAACATGGGTTACTGGTTCTGTTGGAGCTGTTACTTCTGACTTAGACGCAATGGAGGTACACTACTTATCTGAAAGAGCATTAGTTACTCAAGGAGCAAACAATTTCTTCTTAATGAACTAATCATTATATTTTAAAAGATCGAGGCTTCGGCCTCGACCTTTTATTTTTATTAATTTTATTATATATTATATTATGGCAAAAAAACAAAAAACAGAAAAGGCTGTAGAGCCTTTAATAGAAAAAGACTTCGAAGAAGTTATGGTGGAAACTCCACCGGTTGTTAAACAACCAAAAAAAGAAATAGTTGCAAAAACTGCACCTACAAAAGAAAACAAGTGGGAGATAAAAAATAGAACTTATCTTTTGAAAAGCCACAAAAAACCTTTAAGTAAATTAATAAAATCTGCGGGTATTTATTATTTTGATGAAGAAGCAGGTTATGAGAGAGAGTTAAAGTATTGTGAAAACCAAAGAACATCATTTGTTGATGAGATGGTTGGTGACCAAAGACTTTCTCACATTATATTTAGAAATGGAGCTTTAGTTGTTCCTAAAAATAAAGTTGTTTTGCAAAAGTTTTTATCTTTATATCACCCTCATAGAGATAAGGTTTTTTATGAACTAAAACCCCAAGTTATAGCTCAAGACGAGTTAGTAGATATTAACCTAGAAGTAGATGCTTTAATAGCAGCTAGAAATATGGACATTGACATGGCAGAAGCAGTTATGCGTGCCGAGATCGGTTCTAAGGTATCTAAGATGAGTTCTAAAGAACTTAAAAGAGATTTGCTTATATTTGCTAAGAAAAACCCAGCGTTACTCTTAGATTTAGCTAGTGATGCTGATGTTCAACTTAGAAACTTTGGTATTAAAGCAACTGAAATGGGAATACTAAAACTATCTCAAGATCAAAGAACTTTCTCATGGGGTTCTAATAATAGAAAGTTAATGAACGTTCCATTCGATGAACACCCTTATTCAGCTTTAGCCGCTTGGTTTAAAACTGACGAAGGTATGGAAATCTACTCTAACATAGAGAAAAGATTAAATTAACAACAAAATAATATGGTTGCCCTTCGGGGTGACCATTTATTAAAATTTAATTTTATGACAAAGAAATCAAAGGGTTTAGGAGACTCAATAGAAAAAATTACAAAAGCAACGGGAATAAAAAAGGTTGTAGACACGGTTAGCAAGATAACTAAAAAACCCTGTAATTGCGGTCAAAGAAAAGATACTTTAAATAGATTATTTCCTTACAATAATAAATAAAAAATATGATATTCGTAGATACAGTATACCAAAGGGTTTTAGCATTAGCTAACAAAGAGCAAAGAGGTTACATAACACCTCAAGAGTTTAATTTATTTGCTTGTCAAGCTCAGTTAGAAATAATAGAACAGTATTTTTACGATATAAATAGATTTGGTAGGTTTCATGGTAATGACACGGAATACTCTGACATGCTTAATTTGATTAACGAAAAAGTTTTAGAAATAACTACATCTGCAACATTGAGTGTAACAGCAAATACTGGTGTAGCATCTTTGCCAGATGATTTATACAAATTAGGTACAGTAATAATGGGTGGTGTTGAGGCTGACTTTATGAGTGCTAGTGAAGTTGTTAAGTTAAATAACTCAAAATTAACTAAACCTTATTTTACCGAAGGTATTAAAGGCGTTAGATCGCCCGTGTATACAAAACAGGCGGATAATATAACTTTATTTCCACTTCCAACATCCACTTATTTACAAAGTCTAACTACATCTATAACGTATATTGAACAACCTAAGTGTCCTTATTGGGGTTATGTTGTTGTTGATGAAAAAGCTATGTATAACGAGGGCGCTTCAGTTAATTTTATATTACACGCTTCTGAAGAATCAGAGTTGGTTAATAGAATACTAGGTTTATCCGGTATTACAATACAAAAACCAGAATTAACATCCGCTGCATTACAACTTGAGGGAACAAAACAACAAATTGAAAAACAATAAATAAATGGGATTACTATTAAACAATGGGGCGAGCGAAAACAGTTATTATTCAAAACCAGATGAATATGGAGACTATCAATTTGTTTCTTTACAAGATATAATAAACCAATTTATGGTAGCATACGTTGGTGAAGATAAAATTATATCTAAAATAAAAAAAACAGATGTTGCTTTTCACGCTCAAAGAGCAATGCAAGAATTATCTTTTGACACTTTTAAATCTTGCAAAGCGCAAGAGATTACGGTACCTGCTTCACTTCAAATGATTTTACCATACGACTATGTTAACTACACCAAAGTCAGTTGGGTGGATTCTGCTGGTATAAAACATTTATTATACCCTACAAGTAAAACTTCAAATCCAAAACACCCGCAGGTTGATTCAAATGGAGACTTTTTAGGTCATAATAATAGATTAATAAGCTCTGGTGAGTTAATAAAGAATGGAAATTTTAATGGAGATAGTACTCACTGGAAGCTAAACCAGCAATGGGCAAACACAACTTTACCACCTATTACCACGGGAACCATAACGACTTCAATTGTCGCAAACACTCTTGGTGATCCTGTGACTGGTTGGTTTTTCAGATCTGGTAGTATTGGTAATGTTATTCGTGGTTACGACATACCGCAGTGGAATGGTATAAGGCAGATAGATCTTCCAATCATAGATGGTGAAGAATACAGGGTATCAGTTGATGTTAGTAATTATACTTCTGGGACGTTTAGTGTGGTTTTAATTGACGGGCAAGGTGATTTTGCTGACTTTGGAAGCATCACCGCGGACGGAACATTTACAGCTACAAAAACCGCTGGAACAACAAACACCCCCTATAATATTAAGCAGCTTTTTATTAGAAATAAATCTGCAACACCTGGCAACATTACTATTGATAATGTATCTGTGACTAGAGTTGGAAGTGAAGAAACATCTACTACGTGGTCTAACTACAAATCAACATCGCCATCTGAAAATCAAGACGATTATCAAGACGATACTTATTGGCCAGCGGAAGGATCAAGATATGGGTTAGACCCTCAACACGCTCAAACAAATGGTTCTTTTTATATAGATTGTAATTCAGGAAAAATTCATTTTAGCTCTAATATTAGTGGAAAAACTGTGATCTTAGATTATATAAGCGATAGTCTTGGTACAGACGCTGAGATGCAAGTTCATAAGTTTGCAGAAGAAGCTATGTACAAGTGGATTGCTCACGCGGTTTTAGCGACTAGAGCAAACACTCCAGAGTATCTTGTAGCAAGATTTAAAAAAGAAAGGTTTGCAGCCACAAGAACAGCTAAGTTAAGATTATCAAATATTAAGCTAGAAGAGATAACTCAAATTTTAAGAGGTAAATCGAAACAAATAAAACATTAATTAAATGCCAGAGTTAAAACACAATTTTGTACAAGGTCGAATGAACAAAGATCTTGATGAAAGGATTGTTCCTAACGGCGAGTATAGAGACGCTACAAATATACAAGTATCGTCTTCTGAAGACTCAGACGTTGGAACTATACAAAATATACTAGGTAACGTTTTAGTAGATAGCCAAAATCTTTACCCTGAGGACGCGGCGTGTATTGCCACTATTGCAGATGAAAAAAATAATAAAATATATTTTTTTGTACAAGGAAAATATAAAGATCCTTCTGATTACTTTATAGACGGGGATTATAGTAACTTTTCTTCTTTTAGAGATTTAATAATTGAATATAATCAACCTTCAGATCTAACGTCTGTAGGCTATTTAGAGCCTGTTTTTGTAGATATTTACGGTGCTATTTGTCACTTAAATGTAGAGCCGGTATACCAATCGCTATGGACGTCAAACAAATACACTTTAAACATACCAACAGAAGGAACTGCGCAAGAACAAACAGCGGTTGTAAAAAAAGGTATGGAAGTTTCTATCTATGATCCGATTGGTGGTGTTTACAGCACACACAAAGTTATTAACTCTCAATTATCATCAGAGTTTATAGCTGGCACACCGGGTAGCGATAAATTAGTTGAAGTTGAACTTGACAAAGCTATAGTTGGTATAAATGCGCAAATGCAACTTTCGTTTTCTAGCCCTAAAGTATTGTTTCCTTGGGATTTTAATGAGGCTAGCATTAGCTATATAACTGGAATAAACATAATTGATGATTTATTATTTTGGACAGATAATTATGGTGAGCCTAAAAAAATAAACATAAAACACGGTAAAAAAGGAACAGTATCTGTTGTCGGATTACCCCCGTTTCCAACCTCAATAGTTCACGAAGAACAATTTAACTATGACAACGTTGCATCGAATTTTTTGCCAAACAATTATATTGCTGAATACAGGGCTCAACCAGTCGAAGAACAACATATAACTGTTATAAAAAAATCTCCTAAAACTGCCCCTACTCTAGAAATGCACACCAACAGGGAGGATGGTATCAATTACTCAGGCTTACTAACAATAACTACACCCGCGTTTATTAACGATAGTGACATACTAAATAGTTCAGGTAATAGTCATGCTGTTAATTACGATTTTTCACCATATTCTATTGGTGACACTATATATTTAAGAATAAAATCTGACTTAGACGGTACCACTACTTTCAATCTTACAGAGTGGGAAACGTCTATATCGCTAGGTATAAACCCAGCCGTTGTGTTGAAGGAATATACAGATAGTGGCACGCAACCTTCTGTACCGGTTACGGATTATAGAATAAAAGGTAACGTTACAGCTTGGGCTAACGCTAATTATGATTCAGCAAATGGTGATGTAAAAGTAGCAATTGTAATAACTTCAATAGATGGCTTTCCACCTACAGCTAATATAAGTACTGGAAACCGTGATTATGCTATAGACACTTTTTTAGATGAAGAAAAACTGTTTGAGTTTAAGTTTCCTAGGTTTGCTTATAGATGGAGATATAAAGACGGTGAGTACTCTTGTTTTTCTCCATTTTCAGAAATAGCTTTTTTACCTGGAACGTTTGATTACCACCCTAAAAAAGGTTATAATCTAGGTATGGTTAATAGGTTAAAGTATGTTGACATATATAACTTTTTTAACAGAGATCATACGCCAGACGACGTTGTTGAAATAGATATACTCTATAAAGACGAAAACTCAACAAACATACATGTTGTAAAAACTATAAAGTCTTCAGATTTTATATACATTCCATCAATTGCCACCAATGTTAACCACTGGGAGTGGAACTCTTTTAGACTATCTTCAGAAACAGTAGAATCTACCGTTGCTTCAAATCAACTATTAAGACCGTTTGACAATGTTCCTAAAAAGGCGTTGTCACAAGAAGTTGTTGGTAATAGAATTGTCTACGGTAATTATTTACAAAACTTCAACTTATTAGAAAGCTTAGATCCAGAAGAACCGTATAATTTATCTAGCTTTAACTTTTTACTAGAATCAAACGATATACCATATTCTTTTTCAGGTGTTAAATCTATAAAGTCGCTACGAGAATATCAACTTGGCGTTGTGTTTACAGACGAGTATGACAGACAAACACCAGTTATATCTAACGCAACAGCAACGGTTAAGCTAGATAAATCATATTCTTGGAGGTCAAATAACTTTTCTGTATCATTTAATCAATCATATCCAGTTAACATGGATAGGTTCAAGTTTTTTATAAAAGAAACAGCAGAAGAATATTACAACATGGCTATGGATCGTTTTTATGACGCTGAAGATGGTAATATTTGGTTGGCATTTGCGTCTTCTGATAGAAACAAAATAGATATAGACACGTTTTTAATTCTTAAAAAAGGTTTAGATGAAGGAGTGCAGGTTACTGAAACCGCAAGATACAAAGTTTTGGCTATTGAAAACGAAGCCCCAGACTTTATTAAAACATCTAAGATATTAATATCAGAAGAATCACACTCACTAACGTTAAATGATATTTTTGGAACATCAA